AGAGACGCTATCTGGGATCAGGAACAGCTAAACAAATTTGTGGAGACTGCTGATCTAACAGGTCACTCAAGCGTAGGTACACTGGCTATGATGTGCTATTATATGTGCCAACGACCGGGGGATATGCGTAAATTAACGTATGAAGACCTTATGAAAGACGTTTTTATCTTTACGCAGGAAAAGACGGGTTCAGAAGTGTTTATACCCATAGCATCGCCACTTAAGAGCCGCTTAGAAGCATACTATGACCTAAAGTCCGGTAAAGGTGTCATACTAATTAATGAGATTACTGGACTTCCTCACACACGATGGTCTTACGCCCCATTAACAAGGCGAATTAAGAAAGAGGCGGGTCTGCCCAATAATTTGTTTATAGCTGACTTAAGGCGCAGTGGTACAACTAAGCTGGCAGAAGCATCTGTGACTGAGGATGAGCTGATGTCGATAACAGGACACAAAAGCCGTGAAGTGGTATCAGTCTATGTCCGTAAGTCTCCCAAGATGGCTATGAATGCAATTAATAAGGCTTGGGGTCTATAGGGATGATGCAGATGGAAAAAGAAAATGGCTGGGTTTATGCGGGTAGTGACTCAAAAGGAAAACCCAAGTTTAGAAAGTACACAGGCCAAACGATAGAGCACGTAAAAGAATACCTAGATAATAAAGGTATAGCTTATTATGTGCATGAAAGACAGGCACTTGTGTTTATCTATAGGGATAAAGAGCCAAGTAGTCGATATAGTAGCAGGTACTCATACTACTACACGACAGGTAGGTGGGGCAGCGATAAGCGTAAGAAACATTATCATTCTGATGGCATCGAACACTTCATGGAAACCTACTACAGGACGGCGGAAGAAGAGAAGTCTTATTGGGATAAACTTAATAAGGAGAAGGACGATGCAGGTCACATATGTTGATCACATGGGTAACGATCTTAGAGTGGTTAATAGCGCTAGGGTATCGTTTTCTAAGCACAGCGGGATGGAGGCTGTAGAGTTCCCAACCGATACATGGATAGAGATTGGTAAGGATGAATATCAATTCACGCGCCTGTCTCACAGGGATGCAAAACTCATACGCTATCTAGCCCAGCATAAACACATGTCACCGTTTGGTCATTGCTTTGCCAGCTTCCATGTTAAAGCTCCTATCTTTGTAGCACGTCAGCTTGTGAAGCATAAGTTTTTAAGATGGAGCGAAATAAGTCGTCGCTACGTGGATGAAGATCCTGAGATTTATGAGCCTGTGATATGGAGAGGGCGTAGTAAGGATAAGAAACAGGGAAGTCATGGCGACATAACGGATTACGCTATGAACTTTGTTTGGTGGGACGATTACAAATTGGGTGATCAAATAGAGTTTTATAACAAAGGTGTCATAGCTATGTACAATAGAATGATAGAAATAGGCATTGCACCAGAACAAGCTCGTATGGTGTTGCCACAATCAATGATGACTGAGTGGTACTGGTCAGGATCACTAGATGCCTTTGCTGATATGTGTAGATTACGCATGGCAGAGGATACTCAGTACGAGAGTAGAATTGTTGCTAATCAGATCAGCGATATCATGCTTAAGCACTTCCCTGTATCATGGGCAGCTCTCTTAGACATCAAGGTAGAGCCTACTATCAGAGAGTTCACGCAAGAGGAGCGAGAAAGGGCTACTGTGAAGCGTGAGGCGAACACTAAGGGTAGCAATTATATCGACTCAGGTAAGTTGACTTCCAAAATCCTGTAAAAAACTGTACTTTTCGGGACTAAACTAGACTAGATCAGACCCCTGTAAAAATACTCAGTAAAAACAAGTATTTAGGGGTCTGGTTGCGGGAGTAGGATTTGAACCTACGACCTTCAGGTTATGCGTACATCAATAAAATCAATGACTTATAAGGTTAATAAAAAGATGTGCTCATAACTAGTGTAATTTTTACGGTAAATACAAATGTAGTTACTGTTTACCACAAGAAGCACAACATCTATAGGTGATTCCATGTACACTTACGCAGAACAACGAGAATTAGTCGAGAATATCCCTGTTAAAGAAGGCGGGGGTATAAACATCGACTGTGTGTTCTGTGGGGGGCGTAAGACTTTAGGGATTACTATCAAGGATGGTAAAAAACTGTGGCACTGCTTTAAAGTCAGCTGTGGCGCAAGGGGCAGTGTGAACGTAGGGATGTCGTCAGCGGCTTTAAGGAGACGTGTATATGGTCTGGATGCACCTAAAGTATCTAAACCTGTACTACCAATCCCTGACCGCACTTCGCATCCGGACAACCATCCCGCCGTAATGCGATACCTAGAAGAAAACAATTGCCTAGAAGCGTATCATAACGGCCTGATACGGATCGAGTACGCACCATCTGATAACAGGGTTCTATTTTTTACAGAGGATGGTAAAGGCGCTGTGGGAAGGTCTATATCTAAGCAGCTGCCTAAATGGAAGCAATACGGAACAGTAGAAGGCATTATGAAAGTTGGTAATGGTACAACTGGTGTAGTAGTAGAAGATATAGCATCTGCTTGCTCTATTTCCCGGTTCTCTTTTTGTTCTGGTTGCGCTCTATTAGGTACTGTACTATCTTCTTTACAGAAGCGTCAATTAATGCAGTTTAAGGAAATAATAGTTGCATTAGATAAGGATGCTTCTAGGAAAGCAATATCTTTAGCCTCTAGGCTAGAGGGAAGAATTAAGACAAGGGTTCTCTTGCTAGAGAAAGACTTAAAACACTGTACACCAGATGACATACAAAAACTACTATCATAAAAAAACACGCAAAAAATGTCACTGGACGTTTATGTGGACTAATTTAAAGTCCATATGTGCTAGTCTTCGTATCAACAGGCGTATACGTGCTTTTATTATGTGCCAACTACCAAATACAGTTGATGGACGAGAATTAAACGAAGGACTTTCTATCTGGTGGTTTACTGGACCGCCCAAAGGCGTTGCTTCATCTTATTAATTAGAGGGTGGTCAACCTCTCTTTATAAACCATACCAGACCAAGGAATATATAAATGAAAGTAAGAGGATTAATCTTGGTAGATTACGATCTACCGAACGGATACGAAGACGCAGCAGAAGAACAGAAGCGCTTAAAAGAAGCTATGGAAAATTTAGTACGGGGTAACAATCGTGTTACGTATTACCAGTGCGATATTAAGGAGCGACGAGGAGAAGGAAGGCCCGATCTTAAGAAGCTAAAAATACGCACAAGCTAACAAAAAATACCCCCAAGTGAAAATTTGGGGGTTTATTTTTTGCTCACACTAAGGTAACAGTAATCTACCTAACCATAAATAGTTGAGTGAGCATGTTAGATACGGCAATACTAAAGTCTCTACTGAACAACGAGTTCTACGAGGCAAATAAGGGGAAACTATCTAGAAGATTATTCGCAGATGAGATCAGGTCATTGTTCAGCGTTATACAGAAAGCCCATGAGCGTTACGAACATAACCTTACATCAAAAGAACTGTTGAAGATCTGGGAAATTGAAAATCCTGTTTCAACACGGGCTGAAAAATCAGACATAGAAGATGTGATTAGAATAATTGATCTAGAGGAGGAATATAGCCCTCTAGTTTCATCCGATATTATCGAAAAGCTATGGCAGCGAGATTTTGGCAAAAGATTAGCCACAGCAGCGCTAGAGATCCAAGAAGGTAACATAGATGCCTTTCAAAAAGTGCAAGATCTACTTGCACGGTATTCTGATGGCTTTGCAGAAGATGAATTTGGAGATGATACGACTTTAGATATCGATGATCTGAAGTCAGATATGGATAATTCGAATAGAGCCAAGTTCAATATACCTACTCTAGCCGAATGTGTATATGGCATTCAGAGGGAAGAGTTTGGTATCGTATTTGCCACCCCAGAGACAGGCAAGACTGCGTTTGTGGTGTCTCTTTCTCTAGCCCCCGGTGGATTTGTAGATCAAGGGTTTCGTGTTGCTATTCTTGGTAATGAGGAGAGCACCAGAAGAACTGTTGTACGCGCCTATTCAGCAGCCACAGGAATGACTAAAGACGAGATCTTAGCCGACACTGAGAAAGCTAAGGCGATAATGTACGCACGTTGTAGGAATTCCATTACATTCAGAGATACCCAAGATTGGGATTTGGATAAGATTGAAAGGTATATACAGCGCAAGAAAGCTGATGTGGTTTTTATTGATCAGGCAGATAAGATCAGCATATCTGGCAATTTCAACGCAAGCCATGAGCGTCTGAGAGAACTGTACAGACGTTTGCGAGAGGCTGCTAAGAAATGCAAATGCGCAATCATAGGGATAAGTCAAGCGTCTGCTGAGGCGGAAGGCTGTACGCGCCTAAGCTATACTATGATGGAAGGGTCCAAGATTGGTAAGGCAGCAGAAGCCGATCTTATTATAGGCATCGGCAAAGCAGATTTACAGGAAGACGATAATCTACGCTATCTCACCGTATCGAAGAACAAAATTTCTGGATGGCATGGAACAAAGATCGTCTCAATTAACCCCGATATAAGTAGGTACACGATATGATTAATGAGACTGATCTAGAGGAATTTTATGAGCAGTTAAAACAGCAACAAAAGGCCTATGAAGACGCACTTAATGATAAGACTATTCTTAGGCAGCAACTCAAGATCTTTAAAGACTGCATAGAATTACAAAAGATGATGCTGGAGCTGTTCAAGAAATGAACCTTACCAAAATCCTAACCGAATCTAAAATAGAAGACTTGACCATTCTTGTGTGGGACTTTGAAACCACAGTTAAAGATCTGAATGGTAAAACCGATAATACGCCATTTAACAAGGACAATAGGTGTGTTGGTGTATGGTGGTGTTTAATAAAAAATGGAGTAATTGGTGAAGTACAAAGACTTGTATGGAACCATAACGATAAGCCCCAGCCTGATGGAAGGGACGTGTTTCAGATGGATCTAGGTCAGGCGGATCTGATTGTTGCACATAACGCCAAGTTCGACGCGATCTGGTTGCAGGAGATGGGTTTTTCATGGTTTTCCCCAATCTTCTGCACCATGATAGGAGAGTTTATCTTTGCGAGAGGGGTTAGGTCAAAGATCTCGCTTAAAGATACGGCTGAACGTCGAGGCGTTACGCGCAAGAAATCTGATTTAGTTGATGATATGTTTAAAGACGGAATCGGCTTCGAAGCAATGCCGCTCCCCACCGTCGATGAATATGCCACAGCTGATGTGATTTCTTGCGCGGAGATTTTCCTAGCTCAAATGGAAGAGCTGGCAGAGAGCAAAACACTGATCCCTGTCTTTGTTCTTATGAATGAAATGCTGGAGTTTCTTGTAGAGATCGAGAGAAACGGCATTAAGATTAATACTACTGCGCTTCTAGAGGTGAAGTCTCAATACATCAAGGAGCGTGAGGAGCTGATAAAAAGGCTTACAGAGATCGCTAGACAAGTTTTGGGCGATACACCATTTAATCTTAACAGCGGCATAGATCAGACAAAGATATTCTACTCCAGAGTGGTGACTGACAAAGAGCTACATAAGCGGATGTTTAATATCGGTGTTGATCCGGTTACAGGTAGATCCCTTCATCCCCCTAGAATGAATGCAGAGCGGTTTGCAGGGGCAGTTAGGGCAACATGCAAGGTCATAAAGAAGACGATCGCTATCCAGTGTCCATTATGTAATGGCTATGGGACTATTCAGAAATACACAGTAAAGGGCGCTCCCTATAAAAATAGGTCTAAGTGCCATAATTGCTCAGCAACTGGTGCTATTTATAGAGACACAGATGAAACCGCTGGGCTTAGATTGTCTCCTAAAAACTCTTCATATGCGTCTATTCACGGTTTTAAGACCGATAAAGGGACATGTAAGCTTCTTCTTAAGCAAGCCACCGATAAGGGTAATACGCTAGCGATAGAGTTTATAGAGAAAATGATGCGTCTGAACGCAGTCAATACTTATATAGACTCATTCATCACAGGTATTGAGACTTGGACGCGAGAAGATGGCCTTTTACATGCAAACTTCAATCAAACAAGGGCTAGAACAGGTAGACTAAGTTCATCTAACCCAAATTTTCAGAACCAGCCTAAATCTAACAAATTTCCCGTTAGAAAGTGTGTTGTAAGCAGATTTGAAAACGGCCTCATAGTTGAGGCAGATTTTGTCGGATTAGAATTCCGGGTCGCTGGAGAATTGAGCAGAGATCCGCAAATCATTAGCGATATTTTATCAGGCAAAGACGTCCACAAGCAAACTGCCAGCATAATTAATCGCTGTGATGTTAAAGATGTAACCAAAAGTATGAGACAGGCTGCGAAATCATATACTTTTGCTCCCCTTTATGGCGGATTGGGTATGTCTGAACCAGAGCACATACGGAGATATTTTCAAGAGTACTTTGAAATTTACTCTGGACTAAAACACTGGCACCAGAAGCTTATGAATGGGGTACTAGAAACGGGGATAGTACAAACGCCTAGCGGTAGGGAGTTTCGCTTTCCCAATACAGAACGGCTTCCAAATGGACGTGTGACGAATGCGACTAATATAGTGAATTATCCCGTGCAAAGCTTTGCAACAGCCGATTGTGTTCCTCTTGCATGTATACGCGCACTTCAGTTCTTTCGAATGCGAAACCTACGGTCAAAGCTGATCATAACTGTGCATGATAGTGTAGTCGTAGATTGCCACCCAGATGAAATAGACGCAGTTAAGGACGGTCTTACATGGGCAATGGAGGGCGTTAAAAACGAGCTAAAAACCCGCTTCAATTACGAAGCCCAGCTTCCCCTAGATATAGAAATTGAGGGTGGAAAAAGTTGGATGGAAATGACTGAAATGGTTTGACTTAAGGTAACTTTAAATGTTAGAATTAAAGTCTAACTAATGGAGCAGAAATAATGAATGAACTTGCAGTAATTTCTGAGGCAGAAAAAAACGATCTTTTGTCAGTGTTAATTGGAACACAAGACGAAGAACCTATTAAGGTGGACTTTATTAAGATCTGTCATACAGGTGTAGATAAACAGGATAGGGAGATAAAACGTGGCTTATTCAGTCTCTCTAACCAAGAAGATCCAGTTTGGACGGATAAAGCGACGATCCATGTGCTAGCTCAGTACTTCCAATTTAGGGAGCAAGACGAAACAGGAAAGGTGCTTAACAAGTCACTGCTACAGCCAGACCTCCGCAAAGGTGAACCCTTGGATATGAAGGGAGGACTTAGATGTGGAAAGCCCACTCGTAAAGCGCTTAATCAATTGCCAGAGCAAGATCAAAAAATGTGGGCGTCTAGGGTTAAAACTGTTCGTATTATTCGCGGTATCATTTCCTACAAAGGTAAAACAGCGGATGGTACTGAGGTCGAAGTAAACAATGTACCTTTTCAGCATTACATGAAGGGGCTGGGTTATAATGACTTTGAGAAGGTTATAGAAAGCCTTCCCTTTGGAAAGAGGTATGTAGATTTCCATTGCACAGTTAACACTGAGCGTAGAGGTAATTATTACTACACTACATTCAAGCCAGATTTCTCTAGTCCAGCAGCTTTCACAATGCCTGTAGCTGAAACAACAAAGCTATTTATAGATATGGCTACGCAGGAAAACAACAGCATCATGCGACGACACAACGAGGCTAAAATGCAAGAAGCTTCTATCGGAGAAATCTATGATGCCGTATCTGGCGACGATCTAGATACTGATTTCTAATCAGGGGCTTCGGCCCCTTTCCAAAAATATGGTGAATTATGCTTTCTACTCTAGAGAGCCAGCTTCGTGTTGTCTTAGACGATCTTTCCAATGAGCAAACCATTGAGTTCACTGAGGAAGATATATCAAAAGCTATACGGCAATTTGAAGAGGCCTTACTTAAACAAACAACTCGTAGGGATGATGAATTTCGTCTGCGTATGAGTAACATTGGAAGACCTTCGTGTGTCCTACAGCAAGAAAAATCTGGGGCAGAAGGTGGTAGAAATGATTACAATCACTGGTTGAGAATGATGATCGGTGATTGTGTCGAAATTCTTGTGCGAATGCTGTTAGAAAAATCTACGGCAAACGTAAGCTCTGATGGCGACGAGGTTTCCCTAGACGTTTCGGGTACACACATCAAAGGAAGTAGTGACATAGACATAGACGGAAAAGTCTATGACATTAAGTCTGCATCCGATTGGGCATACAAATACAAGTGGCAAGATGGGTTTCAAGGCGTCTATAGGGGTGACGATTTTGGTTATGTAGGTCAACTTTACGGCTATGCAGATGCCCAAAATAAAGAAGCTGGCGGATGGATTGTCGTTAATAAGTCTAGCGGCGAGATTACTGTGGTTGATGCCACTCCAACACCAGATCAGGAGCAGTTCATCCGATCAAATAGGGAGCATGTTGTTGACTTAATCGTTAACAACCGCCCCTTTCGAAGATGCTTCGAACCGGAAGAGGAAACCTTCAACAAAAAACTTACAGGGGGCAAAGTCCTCTCAAATTCATGCCGCCTCTGTAAGTTCAAAAAAACGTGTTGGCCCAAGGTTAAATACCTCCCAAGTCCGTCAAGTCGCGCAACCCCCCCGCCGTACAAATGGTACATCGAGTATCCGAATGAAGACGCAATCCAGTAAGGCAAAGGGTAGAAAACTACAGCAGTGGACTAGGAATGTTATCCTAGAGCTTATTCACACGCTTGAAGAAGATGATGTGAAAAGTACAAGCATGGGAGCATCTGGAGAAGATGTTCAACTAAGCCCCGCTGCCCGTAAGAAGCTGCCCGTAAGTATTGAGTGCAAGGCGCGTAAATCGATTGCTGTTTATAGTTACTATCAACAGGCCGTTGATAATGCCCCAGCACATATGGAACCTCTCGTAATTTTAAAAGCCGATAGGAAAAAACCCTTAGCTCTAATTGATGCTGAGTTTCTTATGTCGGCCCTAGTGAAGGCAAACAAATGAGTGATATCGAAGACCTAGATGATGTACCCGAAAATGCTGTTCTGATGATTTTATCAGCTGATGAAGACACCGGAAAGCTGACTGTTCGTATTGGTCACACGGTCGAAGATCATGCCGATCCTAACATGGTAGAATTTCTAGAAGACCTCTGTAATGGACTTAGGATACAGATCGATCTTGGCATGGATACCTTCTTAGGGGTTGGTCGTTTAGCCCGTACTCTAAGGGATACCCTAGATACTGAAAATTCCGTGAATTTTGAACCTGATGAGGAGCTTTTGAGGCTCATAGAGGAGGGTTCCGCCAGCAACGTAGTACAATTCAAGAAGGGAATACACTGATGGCAGAGAAATCATTAGTCGAGCAATTCACCACAGGTCCAACTAGCGATATGTTTGATACCATTGTGAATAAACCCCCGCATTATAATGCCAGCTCATTAGAATGCATCGATGCCATGAAAGAAATGGCAGTAGGAATCCTAAATCATAACAAATCAAATAAAGCGGTAGTTATTCCTGATCCCCATCAGTCATACTGCTGGCAGACAGTATTTAAATACATTTGGAGATGGCCTTACAAGAATGGCCTAGAAGATCTCAAGAAAGCCCGTTGGTATTTAGACCGCCTTATCGAGTCTCTGGAAGCGAAGAAACGATAATGGATAAACGTGTGGGTGTAATGGGCGTCGAGCAAGTACGGGAGCATGAGGATGGCTCTGCTACATACACATTTCACATGGATGCTCATTGCAGGTCTCTATTAGCCGAAGAAGGCTTGAAGCTGGTCCTACACTGTGCCGCTGCGAGGCTGGATATGCAGATCGTATATGATTTCATAGGGGATCATATCAAATACAATCAAGAAACGGGGGATGAAGAATGATAACATCATTTGAATATTTTGATGAGGATCCTACAGCAACCTTGCGGGATCCAAACACTTACTTAGGGGTAACACCCCTATCGATGGTACTTCAGTTTATGAAGATCATGGGTCAATCTGTAGGACACCCATTCACCAAAAGCACTAAATTAGAAAAGCTTCGAAAAGAGCTTATAAAAGAAGAGTTTGCAGAGGTTATGACCGCCGATACCGCTGAACAAATTCTCAAAGAATTAGCAGACCTCATATATGTAACATACGGTTACGCAGCAGCATTTGGGTGGAACCTAGATGAAGCACTGCGCCGCGTACACGCTAGCAATATGAGTAAGCTGGGCGACGATGGTAAGCCAATTTACCGCGAAGATGGAAAAGTAATGAAGGGTCCAAAATACGAAAAACCGGACTTGTCAGACCTAGTATAAGAAGGCAAAAAATGAGCACATTTAAATCTAACCTAAATCCTATGTTCAGATCAAAATTTAGCGAGGACATATTCAATCAGAAGTATGCCCATGAAGGCGCTGAGACATATGAAGCTTTGTCTAAAACACTTATAGAAGATGTGTGTGGCGACATCCTAAGCAAGGAAGAGAAAGACTTCCTTTATCAGACCCATAGAGATATGAAATGGGTAGCTGGTGGTCGGTATCTGTATTATGCAGGGAGACCCAATAAGTTCTTTAACAATTGCTATTTGCTTAAGGCAGAAGAAGACAGTCGTGAAGATTGGGCTAATCTCTCATGGAAATCTGAGAGCGCACTAATGACAGGCGGTGGTATAGGTGTAGACTACAGCATTTATCGTCCTTCTGGAGCGCCTATAAACAAAACAGGTGGACAAGCTTCTGGCCCAATCCCCAAAATGAATATGATCAATGAGATTGGTCGTAGAGTTATGCAAGGTGGATCGCGTAGATCAGCTATATATGCCTCTTTGAATTGGAAGCATGGCGATATTATGGACTTCCTAAAGGCAAAAGATTGGCAAAATATGCCTGTAGGATCAACAGGTAAAAGTCTCTGGGATATCAAGCAAGAGGACTTTAACTTTCCTGCACCATTAGACATGACTAATATATCTGTGAATTACGATACTGAATGGTTATTGCAAGACCTTAAGGATCAGACATCTGGGGTATTTTTAGAAAACGTGCGGCAAGCCATGAAAACAGGTGAACCGGGATTTTCATTCAACTTCTTTAAGCATGAGAATGAGACATTAAGAAACGCCTGTACAGAAGTAACCTCAGCTAGCGATAGTGATGTATGTAACTTGTCCAGTATTAACATGGGACGCATCAATAGCGTTTCAGAAATGGCACAGATCGTAGAGGTAGTTACTAAGTTCCTAATCTGTGGTACACTTAAGGCAGACTTACCCTATGATAAGGTGTATAAGACTAGGGAAAAGAATAGACGCCTAGGTCTCGGTTTAATGGGTATGCATGAATGGCTTATTAAGCGCGGATATAAGTACGAAGTTACTCCCGAACTACATCAATGGCTTAGTGTATATCGGGGTGTATCTGATAAGACTTCATCAGAAACCGCTGATGAATTAGGGGTATCAAGGCCTGTTGCCAATAGAGCTATTGCCCCGACAGGCAGCATAGGCATTTTAGCAGGAACATCTACAGGTATTGAGCCTATATTTGCTGTTGCATATAAGCGCAGATACTTAAAGGGTAGCAATCGTTGGATGTATCAGTATGTCATAGATAGCGCTGCACAAGTACTTATCGATCAGTATGACTTTGAACCGGATTCTATTGAAACGGCTCTAGACCTAGCCTCAGATTATGAGCGGCGCATCAAGTTCCAAGCAGACGTGCAGGACTATGTTGATATGTCCATTTCCTCTACTATTAATCTACCTGCTTGGGGATCAAAGCATAACAATGAAGACACAATAGATGACTTTGCTGCTACATTAGCTAAGTATGCACCTAGACTTCGTGGATTTACCTGTTATCCTGATGGCTCAAGAGGAGGTCAGCCATTGACTGTAGTTCCATATGAAGAAGCCGTTACAAAACTAGGG